AACAAACCCTTTATATACAATGAGCGTCCTAGTCAATGGAACTCAAGATATTAACGGTTCTGTCGCTGACATCGGGGTACAATCCGTAACTTGGAACTGTAACTCAACAGTTGCAGTAACAACAACAGGCACATTCTAAAAACAAACTAAGGGGCAAAGCATGGCAAAGTTAAGAGTAACAAGGGTTGATGGAACGGTTGGGGAATACTCAATAACTCCATTAGTGCAATATGGTTTTGAGATTTACGCCAAAAAGGGATTCCATAAGGCGATTCTTGAAGACCAGAAGCAAAGCGATATCTTCTGGCTTTGTTGGGAATGTATTCGCAGGTCTGGTGAAACCGTACCAATGTTCGGGGAAAAGTTCATTGAAACTTTAGTAAATGTTGAAGTTCTCGATGACGATTCCCCGAACTAGGGCGCGATTCCGTCACCTACCTTATCGCTAAACTTAGCGTAAGGATAGGAGTCGCGCCACAACATTTGTTAGAACTAGATGAAGCAATGCTAAAGAATCTAATTAAGGTTCTTCAGGACGAAGCGAAGGAGATTAGAGATGCCAACAGAAGTCGTGGGCGCTCTCGCACTTCGTAAAGCATTAAGAGATTATGCTCCTGATTTAGCAACAGAACTTCGTCGTGAAGTCGCTGCTGCCTTAAAACCAGTTGTTTCACGCGCACGCGGATTTGTGCCAAACGATTCAAGTATTATGAGCGGTTGGCAACGTCGTTCATTTTCAGAAGCAAAATTCCCTATGTACGACTCTACTATTATCCGCAAAGGAATTAGTTACAAAACTAGCCCTAGCCGTGCCAATAGTCGTGGATTTAGTGCATTAGCGGCAATTGAAAACAAATCTGCTTTAGGTGCAATTATTGAAACCGCAGGTCGAAAGAATCCAGGCGGTCAACCTTGGGTTGGACCAGGAAAGAATGTTACACAAAAGCGCTATTCACATTCTGTTAATCCAAGAGCAGGCGAACAGTTCATTAAAAATCTTGGCCCAATCTACGGACAAAAGAAAACATCTGGCATTGGCGATAAGCGTGGTCGTTTAATTTATCGCGCTTGGGATGAAACAAATGGCAAAGTTATTGCTGCTTATTTTAAAGCCGTTCAAAATGTTACTAATAAATTTAATAAGCGCACTTCAATTGTAGATGTAAAGAGAGCAGCATAATGGACGTTTCCAAGATAGCCATTCAGATTGCCTCAGAGTTCACAGGCTCTAAGGCTTTCAAGCAGGCTGAAACATCTACACAGAAACTTCAACGCCAAGTTACTAATCTTGGACGTTCCCTTGGTTTAGCACTTGGTACTGCTGCCATTGTTAAGTTTGGCAAGGCATCGGTTAAAGCATTTGCAGAAGATGATAACGCTGCACGCTCACTTGCAAAGACATTAGAAAACCTTGGGTTAAATACTCGCTACGCAGGTTCAGAACTCAATGGCTACATTTCACGCCTTGAACAACAAACAGGCGTGCTTGATGATGAACTTCGTCCTGCAATGGATAGATTGCTTCGCGCTACTGGCTCAATTACTAAATCACAGGAATTGTTAGCACTTGCGTTAGATATTTCAGCAGGTACAGGTAAAGACCTTACTGCCGTTTCTCAGGGCTTACAAAAGGCATATTTAGGCAATAATGCTTCACTTGGCCGTTTAGGCGTAGGACTTTCAAGAGCAGAACTCAACAGCAGTTCTTTCTTAGATATACAAACAAAATTAACAACACTCTTTGCTGGTCAGGCTCAGGATGCGGCTGATTCATTTCGAGGTTCTTTAAACAAATTAACTATTGCCAGCAACAACGCTAAAGAAGCAATTGGCAAAGGCTTAGTTGAAGCATTGGCTATTCTTACGGGCGGTAATGGCAACGTTGATAACGCAGTTGGAACTGTTGATAAAATTTCTAAAGGCATTGCAGATGGGGCAAAAAACATTGCCTACATGATTAAGCAATTTGAAAGCCTAAAGCCAATAATTCTAACTATTGGTGCAATACTTTTAGTTGCCTTTGCTCCAGTCACAGCAGCCGTTGCTGCACTTGGCTTCTTGCTTGCTAAAGGCGGTTCAAACCTAAAGAAAGCCGCATTTGCTAGAGGTGAATATGCTGGCGGAACTATTAAGCAACCAATGTCCATTGCTGGTCAGACAGAGAACGCGCTTGGCAGAAAACAACGCAAGGCAATGGAAAATCAAAACAAGATTCTTGAAACAGGCAACAGTCTAAAGAAGATTGATAACGATAATACAACCAGAAAACTTAAACTAACTGGTGATGATTTAGCGCTTAAACAATTAGAACAAAAGTTCGACGTGGAACGTATTGGTTTATATGCAGCATTAAACGCATCTACAAGCCAAGAAACAGATTTGCGCATTTTGTCAAAAATTGCTATTCATGACCAAAACACCGCTTTGGCAGGAATGATTAAAAAGGCTAATGAGGCAGAAAATGCTTTTGCAGCACTCATTGAAGCATTACGTGTAACTATCAGAGGCATGCTCGATAGCATCATGCCGCAGGTAAAACAACTTCAAGTACTAACTGGACCAAGCACACCTGTTGAAACACAAAGAGAAATTATCCGCAATAAGTTAGATTTGGCTATGCCAGACATTTCGGCCCTACAAAGCCGTCTTGGACAATTTAGCAACGTATCAACAGGTGGCAATTCACCGACAATTATTATCAATAATGCTGGTTCAGTTGTAACTAGTCAAGATTTAGTTTCACAAATTACTCAGGGCATCTATAACAATCAGGCTTCTGGTATTCCTATCAATTACAGCACGGTGTATTAATGGCGCTGCCTGCAACCATTGTTGTTAAGATAAATCTTTCAGGCGGTGCGTCATTTGGCAACCCATTTATCTTAGGTACATCACAACTAGGTTTTGCTGAACTTGCATCAAGCGTTCCAGTCATTGTTGATGTTTCTAGTTCTACAACAAACATTTCAACTCGACGTGGACGCAATCTTCTCCAGGATAAATATGAATCTGGCCAGGCAGTCATTCGCGTTGTTGACCCAAATGGTGATTGGAATCCTCAAAACACTTCAAGTCCGTATTATGGACTTTTGCAACCTTTACGAAAAATACAAGCAAGTGCAATTTACAATGGCACAACTTATGGACTATTTGGTGGTTACATTACGGAATATCGCTATACCTATCCTAAAGGCCAGGAAACAGGTTACGTTGATTTTGTCGTATATGATGCCTTCCGTTTAATGTATAACTCCAATGTGACAACCGTTACAGGTGGTACAGCAGGGCAAACAACTGCGCAGCGCGTTCAATCGATTCTTACAATGATTTCATGGCCACCTGCATTTACTAGCATTGGTACAGGTGCAACAACTTGCGTGGCTGACCCTGGAACTCTTCGTACAGTTTTAGCAGCAATTCAGACTGCTGAGTTCACAGAGCAAGGTGCGTTTTATATTGATGCTAATGGCGTTGCAACTTTCAAAGGCCGTCAGTTCGTCTATGATGCACAGAGCGCAAGCCCAACAGTATTTAACCAAACAGGCACAGGAATTAACTATGCAGGAATTACCTTTGCCCTAGATGACAAGACAATCGTGAACAAGGCAACTGTGACCCGTATTGGTGGCACAGCACAGACTTACTCAGATGCGACATCCATTGCCCAATACTTCACACGATCTATTACAGCTACAGATATGCTCATGCAGACAGATGCCAACGCCCTAGCCCTAGCAACTGCTTATGTCGATTCGCGTAAAGAAACTTCTATCCGAATTGAAACAATCACTTTGGACTTGATGACTCCTAAATACTCAGCGGGTGTTACAGCAGCTTTAAGCCTTGAGTTCTTTGACACAGTAGATATCACCAATGAGCAACCTGGTGGATCAACTATCCAAAAGAAGCTACAGATTCAGGGCATAGCCCACACAATCACCCCTAACACTTGGGTGACTACTTTTGCTACACAGGAGCCTTTACTCGATGTTATGTACTAGAATTGACCCTATGAAAGAGGTGTGCTAATGGCTGTTGGATTCCCACTTAAAACGACCTATGCGAATGGAGATGTCTATTCCGGCTCGGATGTAAATGACACTAA